TCCAACACCTAATAAAGCATCTTTCTCAGTTGTTTTGCGCCATACATCTCTTAGGTAGTGAAAATCAGTATATGCAACTTGTAGTGTACCAATAAAAGCACCTACACGTACTCTTTCGTTTAAATCTTCTTGTGATTCAACATTTGAAACGTTTACCTCACATAAGTTACAAAACTGATAAGAGCGTAAAGCAATTTCACAACATGGGTTTGTACCCCAATCTTTATCATTACTAAAATAAATGCCGGGTTCACCACTGCCGCTTAATTTAATTTTTTTCCATAATTTAAAAAATTCTTCTTCATCAATTTTATGACGGATAACTACGGCAGAGTTGTTAGCACGTCCACGTTGAGGATTTTCTTCCCACCAATTACCAAACTTACAAGTTAACATTTCTTCATCATCAAGATTGAATAATGAAATTAATGCTGCTCTTCTAATGCCGCCTGATAATACAGCATCAGCAATGTGGCAAGCCATATCATGTGCTTCTAATGATGTAAGTTTTTCACCATTCTTTTTTCTATCAAATACTTTTTGTAAGTTAAATAAACATTCTTTTAAAGGCTCAGGACCAGGTGCTTTACCACCTACAGTAATTAACTGAGCTCCTTTAGGGCGAATATCTCTAAAATCAAATAATGGAAGAGGAGCTCCTGTAAAGTATGCTTTACAAAGCATTCTAACAGCATCAGCCCATCCTTCAATACTATCACCTACTAAATATCTTTTTGTTTTAATAGGAATTTTAATTTCAGGAAGTTGTTCAATATGGTGTTTTTGAACACTATATCCAACTCCACATCCTGAAAGGAGTAAAAACATTATTTCACTGAATGATCTCCAGTCATCAATAGGCAAAAAAGAGCAATTAAATATACGAGCATTATTAAGTTCAATGGGTTTTCCAGCAAACTGTAAGCTACGCATTGATGGGAGCACTTTTTTGTCATATACCAATTTATAAGCTTCTTCAATTTCATCTTTTAATTGTGGAAATTTTGATTGATGCATTTCCTTATTTCTAGTTACTAATTCTTCCCATGTTTCTCTTCTATTCAGTTCGGGTCTAAATTTAGCGTACTTCATGTACGTTGTAATGTCTGAAAGAATACTCTGCGTTACGTCCATTTATATGAAAGTTTAATTTGTTTTATACGTTAAATTTAAAGTAATTTCTGTATAGCGCTTGTATATACAGATTTATGTTTGGCTCCAACAATGGTATCAGTTACTACCCCATCTTTTTCAATCACAACAAGAGGAACTCCTGTTACTGAATATGCTTGTACAAGCTCGGGATGTGTATCTACATCAATATCTATATAATTAACTCCGGATATTTCCTTTTTCACTTGGTCAAAAACAGGAGATAACATTTTACACGGTCCGCACCAGGCAGCCGAGAATTTAAGAACCTTTACCATATATTTCGTGATTTATAAGCATAAATATAGTATATACTACGCTTCCATTTTAAGTTTTAGAAAATTACTCAAATGCTTTTTTTCATCTGAGTTAACCATTCCATTAGCAAAAGGTGTTTGGGGTTTAGACGATGGGTTATCTGCTTCTTCGTCATCCATAGGTTCATCATCCATTTCAATATGACCTGTAGCTGTATCTATTTTAGCAAAGTATGTCAAACCATCCATTCCATATCTATTTTTCATAATATGAAATCTACCAGTACCATTTACTTTATCTTGACGTTTTCTTGATAATGACATTGCAAAATCAGTAATCATCATTTTATCATATGAACCTGCTGCTTTATCACCTTCAATAATGTCGTCTTTAGCACCTGCTCTATTTACTTGAGATACAGACCATACTGGTAAATTTAATTCACGAGCTAGACCTTTTGTAGCTAAGTATATATCATCAATTTCTTCTTTTTTTTCCTTACTACTGCGCTTAGAACGAAGTAAATCTACATAATCAATAATAACCAAATCTGGTTTATTATCCAAGTCAATAAGTTTTTGGATGTGTGCTTGGATAGTGTTTATTGCATATCCTTCACTTAATTCAAGGGTATAGTGAACTACATTATAACCTAATTTCACAGCCCAAGCTCCTAAAGCAACTAATGTCCAAGACTTACCACCACCAGGATTACCAAATATTAAACCAAAATCACCCCCACCTAAACCACCACAAAGTAAGTCGTTAACTAAATCCCAAGGAGTAGGTACTACTTCTCTTACTTCATCTCTATAACGGGATTCGATATCCTTATTATACTCGTGACCTATATTTTTATCTTGACCTGCTTTTAAAGCATTATCAACAATAGTTCTAATATCATCATACATTCCCGATTGTAATAAATCCACGGATTGTAATAACGCATTCTTCAGTTGTTGGTTTTTACAGAAGCTACTAAATTCTTCTTCCACATATTCATTATCATCATTTGCTGTTTTAAATACTTCTTTTAATTGCTCAATAACAGATGTTTTGAGAATATCATTTTCTATTTTTTTTACTTCTACCTGAAGTGTTTCAAGAGTAGGAGTAGCATGGTACTTATCAAAATAAGCCATTGTTGTTTTCACTATCCATTGGTGTGCTTGATTATCAAAATAATCTGGGGTGATAGTATCTCTAATTGTAAGAATAAATTTCTTATTTTTTAGTAGTGAATTTAACACCTTAATTTGAAAACCAAGTCCGTACTGCGATAACTTATTAAATGCAACCATATTTTTATTTTATTTATACGATGTAAGATACGAAAAAGTATTTGATAACCAAAATTCTACATTAGGGATTGAGTTACCTAAGAAATCTTCGTTGTACATTCTTAAAAATTCTGTTCTATTCATTTTGAAGGGTGAAGTTGAAATTAGTGCCTCAATTTCTTCAACCGCTTCTTCAGTCAACACTGGATTAGTTAAATCCATTAGTTGTCTATTAATATCAAGTTGATGTTTAAAATTAACTATATTACCATATAGGGCATGTTCATCAATTTTTTGTTCAGCCGTTTCCATCATATATTGAAAACTATATTTTTCATCATTTACAAATTCAGGAAATAACTTTAATAGTTTCTTTTCACCTATACCTTTTACTCCTGGTAAGTTATCAGAATCATCTCCTGTTAATATTTTATAATTAATAAAATTAGCAGCAGATACTTTATATTCATCCTTTACTAAAGCCGGTGTATAGAATTTCTTCTTAATAGGAGAATAAACTGATACTTTAGGACTTACTAATTGTAAAAAGTCTTTATCAGCAGACATAATTACTACTTCACCTGGCAGGTGAGTAGATAGATACCCTATAACATCGTCTGCTTCTATTTTATCAATGGCAACTAGATTAATAGGAAGTTGTTGTAAATAATCAATTAATCTAACAATTTGATTTTCAATTGATTCAGATTCTTCTTCTCTATTATTAAAAGTATCCCAGTGGGTAACTTTAATAAGTTTTCTATTTGCTTTATATTCAGGATAAAGGTATTTTCTATTTGTAGTACTACCTGCTCCTTCAAAGCACAAAATAACTCTTGTTGGTTTAATATGATTAATTGCAAAACCTATTGATTTTAAAAAACCAGTAAGTCCTCCTATATGATGCCCTTGATAATTAAGGTGCTGTATCATAGTAAAACACCTTAAAAAGGTGTTCATTGAATCTATCAAGAGCACCTTGCTGTTTAAATGCAAGGGCTCTTGTTTTGATTCTTTTATATTGTCAAGTAGGGATTTAAAAAATGCTTTATTGCTCATTTGTTTCAAGTTCAGTTGGTTCATTGTCAAATATGTCTCTGATATCTTCTTCCATTTCTCTTTCTTCTACAATATCAAAGTCTTTAGTACCAAGAACTTGAAGCCATTCAGCTGAGTGAGCTTTTTTATACTCGTCAACTGCTTTTTTATCATCTTCAATAAAACCATGAACTGTCATAATTGCAGCTCCTTTACTTGTAACACCAGTAATATGATTTTTATCACAACTGATTTTAGTTCGTTTAGCAAACTCTACATCCTTACCATTTTTAGTTGCTTTAATTTTATTAGTACCACTATTAGTAACGTTACCAAAAGTAATAACTAATGAAGAATCAAAGAACATAGTGTCACCACCCTTATTTTTCATTTTGGGTTGTTCCATTGGTGAATTAGGTTTTGCTACCCATATTTTGTTAACAGCAACTAATGTATTAGTGTATGGTTGGTTTTCCTTACGTGATAATACAACTTGTTGATTAATAAAGTTTCCGAATTGCTGAGACATAGCACCTGCATTCCACTCATTATTGTTCTTGTTTGATTCAATACTTAATCTACAAGGAATAGATCCTACTGAATCCCAGAAGAAACATAAGTTGTAAGGCAAAGCACCTGTTTTTTGTTCATGTAACAAATCAGCGATAAATGCAGCTACATCTTCAATAGTATTTAAAGCACCTCTATCTGTGTAGATAAAAAATCCTTTATAGTCTACTACTTCACCTGTTTTTTCATCAACTACAGGTTCAATTTCAAATCCCATTTGTTGAGCATGATCCCAGTTCCATTTCATCTCAGTGATGATGAATACTGGTAGCACTCCCATTTTTTGTGCCGCTACGGCAGCTTCAAGTAATGCTGTTGTTTTACCTGTATCCGAGTGGCCACGTAACAATGTTATATGGCCCATCGGAATACCAGGAATAGACAAAGTATCTTGAAAAGCTTTGGATAAAGGAATCCATGTTTGTGGTTTAAACTTAACAGGTTGAGATAAAAACTTTGCGGTTTTAAATTTCTCTAAATCAAAAGTACCTTTTATTGCCTTTGATACTGATGAAGTTAAACTTTCTTCTTTTTTAGATTTTGCCATAATTATTATTCTTCGTCTTTAAATAAATCGTCGAATTCTTCTTCATCGAAATCTTTTTTCTTCTTAACATTCAACTGAAGACCAGGTGTTTGTTTTGAAGGAGCAGGTGCTACTGCTTCCTCTTCTTCATCGGTATCTTCCGCTTCAGGGTTTAACCATTCTTGAAGAGTTTTTTTCATTTCGTCGAACTCGTACTTTTTATATAACGACATAACATCTGGCTGTTCAGCTAACCAAGTTTTAATTTGGCCGTTGTCATCACTCAATGCTGAGGTTTTTGTACGTACACGAGCTGTTGATTTGTTAAATTTAGTACCGGTAACTTCAGGTCCAACTGTATCAACGATAAAGTCACGACCATCCATAACATCAGTATAATCTCCGATATCTTCATCTTCAGCCATACTTAACAAATCAAGATACATTTCTTTACCAAATTCCCAAAGGCGAACACCTTTGTCTTCTTCATTACGCACAATAACAGGTGCAAAAATACGAAGTTTTGGTTCTAATTTTTTGGCCAATGACCAGTTTGCCTTATCACTTGTTTTACGCAATTGAGCTGCGAATTCAACGATAGGGTCTTTTTCACCGAAGTTAGTTAAAGCAATCATCATTCTGTTCCCGATGTTATAGTGAATATACACCTCACGGAACGGATTAGCTTTATCAAACTTAGACGGCACAATGCGGATCGTAGCTTTACCTACGGTCGGACGCCAGAAATTTTTAGCACGCTCTTCTTTGTTGTTAGAGCCGCCTTTCGTCTTCTGAAGCGAATTGAGACGCGATTTGATTGTTTTTAAATCCATATAACTTATTTTATGTTTTACTAAATGTAAGAAAGAAACTTACGGTTTCCAAAGATATCCTAAGACTTCGTTATAAAATTCTTTAGCATGTTTGTTCACATCAGCATACCAGTAATTATTTCGAAAATGGTCTGTTAATTCCATTCCATTAACATCGGTAATTACTGTTTTCCACCCTGCTGCTTCGAACAATTCATAAATTTTTAAAATGCGATTAGATATCTGTTCATCACCATTGATGTGAAATTCAAGTGCTATTTTATTAGCATTTTGAAGTAAATATAACTGTACTGTTTTATCTTCTAAAATATCGTATTCATAACCCTCAATATCAATCTTCCAAAAATTAAATTTGTGGTGGTTGTTTATCAACAAATTGATTATTGTTTCTGATGTTGCATAGTCAGCATTGATGTTTGCTTTACCTCTAGGGTACCATAGCAAATTTCGTTCTAATGTTTTATAGTAGGTAATTTCAGGTTCAAAACAATAAACATATTGTGCCCCCTGCCCTAATGCTCTCATAGCAAAAGTTCCGATGTGACTACCTAAATCTAAAACAACATCTGTTTCTTCAATTGGAAAATATTTTTCATAAATTTTGTCATAAAATATTTCCTTAACAGGAATACTATGATGTAAAGGTAAAGAACAATGAGATGTATCCACTGGATAATAAAGACTAAAGTTTATGTCTTTATAAATTTCAAAACCTAATTCCATAAAATTAATTTAAATTTACTATCTGGTGTATTTTAGTGTCTAATCGTTTAAAATCATCGCCACGAGTAAGTAATATACAATTGCGATAATCATTCCAATTAATAACGTAGCTACTATCCATGATTCCACCATTCAATGATTTAATCAGGGCATTCAAAGCATTAATTGTATATAATGTATTGCTTTCTTTCTTTCTATGTAATAATATAGTACCAGGGAGAATGTCGTTCGTAACATTGAACGAGTCTACATTATACGTACACACATACTCCTCAGTTGATGGGACATGAAGAACAAATATCTTATTAAATAAAATTTGATACTTGCGTTTAACGTCTTCAAGAACTAATGGGAGATTTTCTTGTGTAGTAAAGGTACAAAATAACTTATTTGCCAAATCTTCAAAATTTAGTCTATTATCCATAAATATTGCAATTAGTTTAAAACCCCATAATTATCACCTGTTTTCATCTTAGTGGGGAATCCAAGATTTTCAAGCATGTTTTTAATATCCGTTAATAATTTCTTTCCGTCTTTACGAGACACGTCTAATAGAAATGAATCGTAAGTATATAATACTATTTTAGTTTGTTTATCTTTTAAATAATCAAGCACTGTTTTCAATGTCTGAACATTATA